ATGCTCACCGTTAAGCAGATTGAAGCAGCAAAGCCGAAAGAAAAACCATATCGCCTTCTCGATGGTAATGGCCTGTACCTTTATGTCCCTGTATCCGGGAAAAAGGTATGGCAGCTTCGCTACAAGATTGACGGTAAGGAAAAAATACTGACCGTAGGAAAATATCCGCTTATGACTTTGCAGGAGGCAAGGGATAAGGCATGGACCGCGAGGAAAGACATCTCGGTTGGCATCGATCCGGTAAAAGCGAAAAAGGCTTCGTCTAACAACAATTCCTTTAGTGCGATTTACAAGGAATGGTACGAGCACAAGAAGCAAGTCTGGTCAGTAGGCTATGCAACTGAACTTGCAAAAATGTTTGATGACGACATTTTACCTATCATCGGCGGCCTTGAAATTCAGGATATTGAGCCGATGCAACTGCTGGAAGTAATCCGCAGATTTGAAGATCGCGGTGCAATGGAGCGAGCCAACAAAGCACGCAGAAGATGCGGCGAGGTTTTCCGTTACGCTATTGTCACCGGAAGGGCTAAATATAACCCAGCACCTGACCTTGCTGACGCCATGAAGGGATACCGCAAGAAGAACTTCCCGTTTCTTCCAGCAGACCAGATCCCTGCATTCAACAAAGCACTGGCAACATTTTCAGGAAGTATCGTATCGCTCATTGCGACCAAAGTTTTACGCTACACAGCCCTAAGAACAAAAGAGCTTCGTTCCATGCTATGGAAGAACGTCGATTTTGAAAACAGGATTATCACCATCGACGCCAGTGTGATGAAGGGACGCAAAATTCATGTGGTCCCGATGTCAGACAAGGTGGTTGAACTTCTCACTACGCTAAGCTCAATCACCAAACCAGTCTCAGAGTTTGTTTTTGCCGGGCGCAACGATAAGAAGAAGCCAATCTGCGAGAACGCGGTATTGCTTGTGATCAAACAAATTGGCTATGAAGGGCTGGAAAGCGGTCACGGATTCAGGCATGAATTCAGCACGATTATGAACGAGCACGAATGGCCTGCTGATGCTATTGAAGTGCAACTGGCACATGCCAACGGCGGATCTGTGCGCGGTATTTACAACCATGCGCAGTATTTCGATAAGCGCAGGGAGATGATGCAGTGGTGGGCGGACTGGATTGATGGGAAGGTAGAGTGAACGGACTTAACTAGCTAAGAACGCAAAGCTTAGAAAGCCAGTGCAATATTTATGCTATTAACGCAACAAAAATTACTCAAATATTCATTGAGGTTCACAAAAACACCTTATCTATTGGTTTGACAAGTGCATTATTGTTAAGTTTATTGATGTGATAATAGCTAAAGACTATAATGTAGAACCTTTAAACATAGCAACCAATAGTGATATTTTATGGTACTTTCAATACATTATCTTAGAGGTGTTGCGGCTCTTTTTGTAGTTCTTTTTCATCTGAGATCGATAATTGCAGGAGCATATGCTCAGGAAAATTTAGGAGATATTCTTTTTGACTATGGATACTTTGGCGTAGATCTTTTTTTTATGATAAGCGGCTTTGTAATAGTTTTTTCAACACAGAATGACTCATCAATAAAATCATTTGCAATAAAGAGATTTTTTAGAATATATCCGATTTATTTGATTGCCATTCTCATAAGTTATGCTTTATCAATAAATAGCTACACCACCTTAGATTTATATAAATCGCTTTTTTTCATACAATATGATTATTCATCTATAGCTCCATTCTATGGATATTCTATGGTGTCAGCAGCGTGGACCCTATCTTATGAGGTTGTGTTTTATTTTATATTTACAATATCAATGTTAATATCTCATAAATTCAGAGCATTTGTTTGTTCGGTTTTTATACTGACTTTATTTGTGATAAATAACTTCATTTTCAATAACAGCGGCGATTATTCTGCTTACGCATCAATTAACATAAACGGGCCTCTAGAATCGATAGTAAAGATAACATCATCGCAGATGATGATTGAGTTTGTTATCGGTATGCTTATGTGTAATGTTTTTTTGTTTATAAAAAATAACATCACAATAAAAAGAAACTTCATTTCTCCTTTGCAAATATTAGCGCTGCTGCTATCAATAATAATGATAATATCGCCACCTGAATATGGGCATGGAATTGATAAAGTTGGGATTGGGTGTTTTATTCTTATTCTATCATTTTTATCAATTGAGATAACAAACGGCATTAGAACTTACAGAATTTTAATGTTTTTTGCCAATATATCGTATTCTCTTTATCTGTCGCATTTGGTTGTTTATAACGCCTTGAATAAATACATGTACAGCATCCCATATATAAGCAATATGCATGGATTTCCAAAAATGTCGCTTCTTCTAATTTTGTTTATAACGATAGCATGGGTCATACATATGTTGATTGAAGCACCATGTGCTAAAATAGCGAGGATAATACTAAGATAACATAAAAAACAAGTCACCTTGTTAAAAGGTGGCTTGTTTTAAGAATATATGCGTAAATATAAAAATAGATGTAATTACAATGCAACCACAATCAATACATATCATACAGATCCATAAATAGCCACAGAAACATGTTTTGGTGAAACTAGGTTTCCAGCAGTATCTCTGGTTTCAATTCTTACTGATGAATTTGTTCTAAAGCTTCCTTTTTCAGAAACAACTACAAAATAATCATATCCTTCCGCGTCAGCACTACCTATAACCCTAATTCCTTCAGCATTATTAACCTGTTCTGCCATATATATAGAATAAGTTCCGGTGGTGTTGTATTCAACCCTTGCTATACCATTTGCCTCTAATATTGTGCCATCGGATGAGAAGCACGCTGTTGATATTGGTGTATTTTTTATTATATCTCTTCCATATCCACCAACAACTATTGATGGAGATAAAGATGCGTAACCAGCATCTATTTTTATCGTGTTTTTAGAATCAACGCCTGGTTTAATGCGTATATCGGAACTGTTGATAAGCGTTAAACTTGAATCCTGATTAGTCAACTCTATCTCATATGAATATGAAGGCGCTGTTGATGATTTATTGGATGCGCCAATCATTGTCATATTGCGGCAGAAATCTAGTTTAACCGGAGGTGTGGCGTTCCCGGGGTAGGAGTTTATGGAGATATTTGTAACAGTATGGGAATCACCTCCGAAATAAAACTCTGGATTTGTGTCAGAAGCGCTAACGTTGGTTTTGCAGCAATCCTCGGAGTATAAGTTTCTATATGCGTTAGATGCTCCGACTGAGTACATAACTCCACCGTTATTATTATCACCGACTATTCTGTCGAATGTATTAGCCGCACCTGCAAGAGTGAAAAGACCAAAATCATCATTGAACTGGATAAGAACCTGCTCATAATTGCAACAATTACATCCGTTTATCTGTATTGCCTTGCTAGAGAAATTTTTTACAGTTATATTTTTAATTTCCCCATGCACTAAAAACCCATCATTACGTATAGCTTGTGCTAAAGGATAAGACTCCTTGTCCGTCTCAAAACGAATTCCCTGATACTTGGTAAAAGTTGTATTTGTTGACTCACACTTGAATGCTGCCCCGTTGAAATTAACGTAAATCAACTGTTGATTATTCACTTGCATTCCGTCGCAACAAATCAATTGAAAAGATGAACTCTGCGGCTCAACAACCTCATTAAAAAAATAATAACCATCTGGTGCGAAAGGAATTAAAATCCTTGAGTGCGGGTAGGCATTAATGCAATTCTGAAACCCAATTGATGAATTTACATCAGGACCGTTTCCATCAAGAAACCATGAAACGTTTATATCTCCTGCAAATTGTCTTTTCCATCTTCTCCCAAGGAGATCAACTAATATTGTTCCGTCATTATCTTGTGCTGATGTGTCTATTTTATCAACAACAAAAAAACCACATCCATTATCATTTTTATAACTTCTACCTCTGCAATTTATTATCTCGCCATTACCTGAGTAATTTCTTATATCTTCATATGTTGCCCATCCTATAAGCGTAGAACCGTAAATGCCATATAAATCAACTCTTAGCTGATCAGGGTCATACTTCAGCACATTCGGAAAATAAAACTGCTGCGCACCGTACGCATCATAAACAGCCATAGAATGGCCTTGCACAGTTACGAATTTGGCAATCTGTCCGTTATATACAGGATACCCGCCAGCGTTAATGATGATTGGCTGTGCAACAGGAACGTGAGAACCGTCTTCGTTCTCAACATAGACCTGAATCTGGTTTTCAGGATTTACCGGGTCAGTGTCAATTTTTCCGATATAAATTTTGCCATTAGCCACGGCTTTAAAAGAACGCGCCATAGTGAAGAGTTGCGAAGGCATGCTTACCACAACATTTGCGGTGATATCTGACATTTCATTGCTCCAGACGAATGTTATGATGCAACCATGATGTGGTTACATACCGAAATGGTACTATTGAGTATTTATCCAGTAGGTTACGATGCCATTCCACCCATTTGGTGAGGCATTGATGATGTACAGCAAATACGACGAGGCGCAGTTTCACTTGAGACTTCCGCATGAACTCCACGCGAAAATTAAGCAGCGTGCGAAGATGAATAACAGGTCGCTGAACTCAGAGATAATTGCAGCGATTGAAGAATCATTGGCTAAACAAAGCTCTGCATCAGTTTATATTGACGATGCAGAGCGTATGGCAGAACAACAATCTGATATGGTTAAGAAAATTGTCTTTGATACGCTTAAGACCATGTATAGCAATAATAAAAAGGAAACATAGAAATCTAGTTTCCGGCTAAAATGGCATTGCCTTCATGATATCCTGTGAAAAACTAAGGAGAGTTAACCATATGAAAAAATCACTGTTAATTATCCCGCTTCTGCTGGTTGGATGCGCAAAAGTAAGTGACTATCAAGCAAGTTGCGAACAACGCTATCAAAAGCTTAGCGATATGGCTAATTGCCTTGATGCCAGTGTGAAGAACGACTCACGCATGGCATCAGCACCAACACCTAAGCTTTATGTCCTTGCTGCGAAGATGCTCGGGCAAGGTGTCGATGAAGGCAAGATAAGTGACACACAGGCAAGACTTGAACTTCAGAATCTTTATGTTCAATTACAAAGCCAAGAACAAGCACAACAAATAGCACAAAGCCAAGCATTCCAGCAGGCTTTATTGAATTATCAGGCTGTAAACACAATGCAAGCGATCGAGCAAAAAGCGCGCCAGCCTGTTATAACTCAACCTTACCCAACACGCGTTGACACATATACAAACTGCAATTCAGGATTTGGAAACACGGTAACATGTAACAGTAGCAGCAATATCAGATAGTTATATCTTATTTTTATTGCTGTTCTGCTGTAATTTGGCTTGAAAGTATAGGGCGTATCGCATTTGCAGCATTATTTAGCGCTCTTTCATAGGCTGGTGTTCCTGCTTTGGTGTTTGCCAAACGTAAGAGAGCATTCCTTGCTGCTTTTGACTCATACAAGCGCATCATTGCACCGAAACCAGCCTCAAGCCCCATTGATACGCCAAGAGTCGCAGTTGCGCCAATCGTCCTTATCCTGTTGGCTTGCGATTGCCCCGTCTGAGTTACTACATTTGCGGTGTCTGACCTTGCTGTTTGCTGTAGAACTTCATGAAGAGCATCAAGCTCTTTCATGTGCTTTCCAGAAAAAATAGTGTTGTAAATTTCACCGCCTGACTGAGATTTCAGCTTATTAACTTCAGTGATGAACTTGGCTGGAGAGTCCCCGGCCTTTTCCGCTATTTTGCTGACGTAAGCTGCACGCATAGCATCTTTCCCCTTATCATCCAGTGCGCTCCAGATTCGTTTCACGTCAGATGGTTTTCTGCTTAATACAACGGTATTTATAAGTTCAGGACTGGCTTCACTGCTTGCCTTGTTGAGCTTGTTGGCAATGTTTTTATTAAGCACCTTATTATAAACGTTTGCATAATCGGAATTTGCTTTAAGGTATTTTGCTGCGTCTGACGCACCGAGGTTTTTTGCAACTGCGTTACGAAGGTCTTTTGACATTGCATTCTCTACCATATTGGTAGCTGCTTTTGCCTGGTTGGGGAAGACCATAGCATCTCCCTGAACATTAGATCTAAATGCTGTTCTGTGCTGACGCAAGAGATCAAACGTAACATCCAAATCAGTTGCAGGGTTTGCTAATTCTTCACGTAGGTTACGCAAGGATGTAAGCAGGCTTTGATTGGCAGACGTCCCAAGCCGTTCCTGTCTTGCGATCGCTGTATTCAGAGCATTCATGGTATTTGTGGTATCAACTGCGGCATTACCCATTTTATTGGTGACGTCATTGATAACAGCGCCAGCGGCATCCTTCCGCCCCCTTAACGTGGTGGTCAGAGATTTCACCACATCATCAGGGTTGTACTCACCAAAACGGTCAAAATAATTGCTTACCAGCTTACTACGCGTTGCATATTGCTCCGCTCGCTTTGAGCCTGTCCCGAGCAAAGCCCCCTCGGCATCCTGAGTAAGGCTACGAGTGAAAGCATTTTTCGGCGGGATAACATCAGATGTCATTGGTGTCACGCCCATCGATTCTGATGTGGCAATTTTCTTCGCCACTTCTGGCGCAATATCACCTTTTATAGCCGTTATTCCACGCCCTATTCCCTTTGCTGCTGCGGAAAGAACACCCTGAGCGGCAAGGTTAACTCCGGCATTTTTAGCTGCATTTTGTGCGAAATCGCCTTTCTGATTTGCGGCCTCTGCCAGTGATCCAATAGCCATGCTTCCTGCCGTTCCAACTCCTGGAACTAAATACCCACCAATTGTTTCACCGGCTTGTGCGTAGGAGTCTGTCGGTCTGTCTACTGGACGATAAACATCATCCAAAACCTTGGGGCCACCAAGCCCCTGACTGATTGCATTAATCAGACTTGCGCCGCCCTGCAATACGTCAAATGGTATGTTTACCAGACCACGACCAGCTTGTTCTGCAATTTGCCCTGCACTTTGACCACCAGTGAGCCAATCGCCAGCTTGTTGCATCAATGATGGTTCTTCCCGTGTTGGTGCATTATTGGCCTGATTAACTGTTTGTTGCTGAACAGCCTGACCAGCAAAATACTCATCAATGGCGGTGCCAATATCTTCGGTGCTCGTACCATCAGGAAAGGTAAATGTCTTACCGTTTGCAGTTACTTTCATCATTCCACCGTAAATTGAATGCCTGATTTTGAGGTATATGATCCAACCTGATTCCGTGGTTCACCTGAAGGTGTCGAATCTTGTGCTGGCGCTGCGTCAGTATTCATTGACATATACCGCTTAACGGCACTCCCCAATGATTCACCTTTTTTAACATCCAACCCCAATATCTGACCGCCATTACGCGATTGTCCAGGGTTGCCATTCGCGCTCATCCACTCGGCTTTAAACTCATTAAACTGCGCGTTTCGTCGCTCAAGGTTTGCCATAGCATCAAGCCATCTTGCGACCGTCTCAGGGTTATCCATGTCAGTTGGTGCACCCTGACGAACGATCTCAACGTCTTTATCCGTTGCGGGGCCGGGAGGTAGGAATTTAAGAACCTGACTGTTAACAAGGGCATTTTGGCGAATGCGCAAATCACGCAATGTCGTATCGCTTCCGGTAAGTTTTGCGAACATGTTCTGTGCGTTACCGAACAAACCTGTCGTTGGTTTTTCTGCTCTGAACTGTTGAGCAAGCGCACTCATGGAATTGGCTGAGTTTGATGATGCTGTGGCATTGTTTACAGCTGTCTCGATGCCTTTTTCCATGTTTACTGACAGCTTAGGTGCTTCGCTAATCAACTGCTGTGCCTTTTCCTGCGCTTGCTGCATCTTAAACCCGAACTCTTGCTGATCCAGAGCCAAGCGTTGTGCTGCGATATTGTGCCCAGTCATTGCTGACTGATAGGAAAGGTTTTGGCCTCTCGCCTGAAGCGCCTCTCCAGCCTGATTGCTGCGGATTGTCTCTGCAAGTTTTCCGCGATCAATCTCACGACCAGCCATCTTGTCCTGAACATTGAAGTAATCAATCGGACCAAGCGCAGCCATCCCAAGGTGATCAACAAACTCACCAAATCCTGAAGGGTTCTGCTGATACATCTGAGCAACGCTGTTAGGGTCAACACCGACGCGAGTCAGTTCCTTGGCGTTGTTTTGCAGCCATGATTGCATTGCTTCTGGAGACGATGCCGCAAGGCGTGCGCCAGCCGCTAAGGTGCCGATAGAATTGCGCTGGTCTTCGTCTGCCCACTTCATACCAGACTGAATCTTCTCTAATTGACCAGGATATTTGGTCATCAGATCTCGCACCTGCTGCCGATCACCTGACTGGATGGCTGCCGCATATTCTTTTTGGAATGCAGCATCCGCTTCCTGTTGCTTTGCAGCTTGATATGTTTGAGCGACACTACCAAGTCCCTGCAACGCCTGAAGGCCGATGTTATTGCGACCTGAACGCTCCATTTCGTTGTTCTGGCGAATATAGGCCAACGCCTCACTTACATCACTTGCCTTTGGCGCATTTGAGTTTTGCCCACCGATACCAGCAAGAAAACCGCCTGAGTTGATTCCTTGTTGCCAAGTAGCCATATTCCCACCTTAAAACAATGATCCAAGACCACCGATAATGCCGCCACCAATAGCGCCAACAGCCGTACCTATTCCTGGCACCACAGAGCCAATCATCGCCCCTGATGCCGCACCGCTCATGGCACCTCCCAAGGCTGATTGCAGTCCTGATGGTCGGTTAGCATTAGCCGCAGATGCTGCCGCCTGCTGTTGATACAATTGGCTGACGTTGTTAGCGTAGTTTTGTCCGGCGTTTGCCTGACCTGTAAGAGCACCAAGGCCGATATTTGCCAGATTGTTGTAGTTGTTCATCTGACCTGACAGCCAGTTTTGACCGAGTGTAGGCGCGATTGCTGCCAACTGGTTTCCGGTTGCTGTAGAGCCTAATCCACCAGTTGCTTCTGCTGCTGCCAGACTCTGATAGCGCGCCTGACCTGCAAGGTCTTTGTACTGCTGAGAGTTGTAATACTGGTTAAGAGCCTGACCTTGCCCCTGAAGAGAGGAAAGATTCTGCAACTGTGATACGTACTGCTGAGCGAGTGGCGTGAACGGTGCAAGGTTTTGCATGTTCGTCTGCCACATTTCACGCTGCAGTTCGATGCCCTTTTCAGTTGCGCGTGCCTGGGCTTTAGATCCGGAGTCGCTGCCGCCTTTCATATACCCATTCATGGGAAGCAATTTATTCTTGAAGCTTTCGCTAAGTACTAACATTTAATAGCTCCTCATATTTCGAACGAGGTAATTGATAGAGGGTGATTCCTACCGGTTTTCCGTTACTCATGTACGCATCATCAAGGTGACCAACACGGGTAGCGCCAAGCAAACGGATAATTGCCCGTCCGTATTTGGTGGTGTCAGGAACCATGGTGATGCTGTTAAGGAATGGTGAGTTTTCGAGAAGCCATTTGCAGAATAATCGATGCCCTTGTAGTGCATATTCGCCACGGAATCCGGGGTCATACACCGCATGGCATTCAACAACGCTATGCCAGAAGTTACGCACTTCATGAACGCCAGCCAGCACTAATCCTTCGTAGATGCCGAGATATACCGCATCAGGCTTGATGTAGTATTTATCTCCACTGTCTACGATATTTCCCGTGTTTGCCGGGTTGTTGAGGAATTCTGCAAGCTTCACCGGATTATCGATGAGCTTTATTTCCATCACTGCTCCGCAATGATTTTGATGGTTGTGGCAGTAAACGCCGCACCATTTGACTGAATGGTTAACGTACTGCCATTTGTGGCAAGAAAGCCGTCTTTATCCACGCTGAAGAACGTAGCTAACAGGATGTTGTCGGTTGTTGTCGCCGAGTTGCGACTGCTTACCAGTGTGTCAGGAACAGAACCGGAGAATGTTAGCTGCATTGACCTGTTGGCGGTTCCGCTGGGCCACGTCCCGACGATCGACAGCTTGAAGAACAAGGTTTTGTTCTCGTTGAACACAACCATCTTGTTGTTAACGGTGTCGAAGAATGGTGCCAACGCGCCGGATGACGGCGTGAGCGTTTTCAGCAGGCTAACAAGGTTGGTCGGCGCTGTCGGGATGGTTACAGATACGCCAGAGTAAACAACCTCTGACTTCTTGCGAGTAGTGGCATACTCCAGAGCATCGATGCGCGTTTCATGGTCTGAAAGCGTGTTTTGAATGGCGACAACTTCATCCGTCAGGTAATCAATATCGTTTTCTGCTGTCGTTAATCGTGAATCAAGGCCGACTATCGCCGCTTCTGCGTTAGTGATCCTTGTTTCGTGGTCCTGAATCTTCGCTTCAGCTGATGCCAGTCGAATTTCGTGATCGACAAGAATCACATCCTGCTCATCGTTCCTGACTTGTGCGTCATAAGCTCCCTGTCCGGCCTCGTTGGCCTTGTTAGCCACATTACCAACATCAGTACCCTGTGCAATAACGTACAGCAGATATGACTGCGAGAAGATATTACGCGGAAGGACTGATGTGTCGAGTCGTGTAGCCTGAATGATTACCGGCTCATTGAGATTCGAATCAGCCATTACTCGATCCTTATCTGGCAGCCAGACAGAGTGACAGGTGACTTCGTGATAACGCGCAATTTGAATCCGACATTTTTCCTTATTCGCCCGACACGCTTCCACAAAACGCGTTTGTCGTAAACGAACGGTTCATTCTGCTCAATCATCTGCTCACGCCCGTAATTGATGCCGTCAGTGGTTGCAGAGAGAAAAAGGCGGTCAGCATACTGCGCAACTCCAGTTGACGATTCAACTTCAAGGTCGAAAACTCTGGCGTTATCCGCTTTGAACAACGGAGTAAACAGCAGGTGTTCCTGCTGCTTGTCGTACTGGCTGCTGATATCGAACTGCAATTTCCCGGTCACGGATTCCAGCTTATCGCCGCACGTTATCTGATTGCCTTCGTAAATGAAGTCGATAGCGCGGTACACATCGTCATACAGGCCTGTTTTCAGCACACACCATTGCGGACCATTAGCGCTTGAAGATGCGTCATATAATAGGACGTGGCGCGGCAGGTGGATAATCAGCAACTCATGAGCATCAAAGCGCAACGATTCCATCACGCCATCAGCCAGTTCATCAGCAGTGTAGGAGCGGAGGATTTTCTCAATGCTCGCGCTGGCGATTGGTGAAACCTGACCGGATCCGATGATGTATACAGATGGCGCACCTGTTGCCGGATTGCTGATGAACGCATAGGAATCAGCGAATGGCGTTTTGCAATAGGTTCCGGCAATACCTTTCTGCACCATCAGCGATGGTTGTGCAACATACAAAGCGGCACCAACGGTGGTTGCACCAGTCAGGGAGAAATATTCAATCGTCGATGAACCAAAGCAGACGATGAAGTCTCGCCATGTTCCGATGCCGATGATGCCGTCAGGCTGAGACTCTGCGCGATATTGTGCGCTGTAACGGTCAGGATGAGATTCGTCTTCAAGGTCAGTGATAAACCATGAATCAGTACCGTCTTTTGACCACGCATAACGCCCACGTAAGCGTGTAATGTCGCGGACTGAGCCTAACTCATACTGCGTGAATCCGCTGCCTGTAGGCCAGTTTGAGACGGTTTTAACCGTGCCATCATAGCGATACTCGACCAGTTGACCATTAACGCCTACCGCCTGTGATGTTCGACCATGAGCCATTGATACGCGACCACTTCCGGCAACATCACCGACCTCACTTTCGCCCTTATACAGTTTGCCACCACACACGCGATAAACAGCATTCTGCGCCATGTTGTATTCGACGCCTCGCGATACGCCGTTCACATCAGAACGTTTGGCAATGCCCGGGAATGAGCGAAGATATCCGCTACTGTTCAGGATTTCTTTGGGTGTAGCCAGCATATTCACTGGCAGATAGTCGATATAGTCGGCGTTTCGGAAGTCTTTGCCGACACCTTTCATGAGCGGAAGTTGCTGAATCGGCATTATTCGCTCCCGTTATCGCAAGATTCTTTTCGGTGGAAGTAATTCCAACCGTTCCACTTCGCCAACTGGTTACCGCTACCAACAGGCATACGGTTTGGATAACCGGACTTACATTTAGCGGCTTTTGCTCTGTCCATTGCAGACAGTTTGACGAGTCGCTCTTTCCCGTATCTGGCAGTGGTTATAAGTTTTGCTGACGCTTCCAGCGCATAATCCGGAGCAATGCGGCAGGCAAGGTTGAAAATGACGGCATTGATAGCGTTATTTGATAAACCGTGCTCATCTCCCGGATCCGGAGCGACATCTGCATCAGCGAAAATGTAGCCAACGTTGATACCTGGTGACGAATCACCGCCAAGCCATTCCGCCATCATCATTTCAAGGTCGTTGACTCCGTCTTCCATAGACTGCGGTTCGACATCGGTTAACGTGGCATTTGATGCCACACCGAGCTTACGTAATGCCGCAAGAACTAAATCACCCTTCGTTGTCAGGTTCATCTGCTGCCGCCTTAGGTTTTCGACTAGGCTTTTTACGCTGTTTTTCTTCTGGCTCTGGCTCTGCAACATCCTTCAAAAGGTCATCAGGATGTGAAAACCAACCAGCATCCAGATATTCCTGAAGCTCTTCGGCTTTCACGATTTCAAAGTCGTATCCAACGCCTTTCCACTTCTTCATGTCTCCATGACGAAAAATCATGTGTGTCATGCTTGTCTCCAGATAAAAAAGGGAGCCGAAGCTCCCTCTGGTTATCACGCGGTCTGGTTAGGCAGACCAACACCAATTGCCTCTGGTCGTACAGCACATGCTGAATACCACACAGCAATACGGCACTTACCAGACAGAGTGTTGATATCACCCTGCGTTGCGAAGATGCCGTTAACACCAATGCCTGGAATGCTGAAGGAAGACGTTTTCATGCCAGCAAACAGTTCATGGGTTACCGGAATCGGCTGAGACAGCAGGCGGATTGAGTCATCAGCCCAGAACACGTTAGCGGTGGTTGTTGCCACGTTCAGAACGTTTACCGGAGTGGTATCAGCAAGAGAGGTGTTTACGTTAGCGTAAGCCTTCTCTTCTTTTGTCAGTGACGCGTCATCCAGCGCAATCGGCTTCGGCGTGATTTCGATGTGAGTACTATCGATCACTCGGGTGATTGAGAAAGTAGCATCATCAGTCAGCACGTTCTTCGCCATCTGAGACAGGAATTTCACACCAGTGAAGCTGATTTTGTCGCCGCGCTTAAATCCGGTGGTAGATGATACGGTCACCGTTGCAACACGGTTGTCAACGTTCTCTTTGTTACCATCGGTATCAAGAGTGTATGCCTGGGGCTTAAACTTCTGCGCACCAGAAACAGTTACACCAGTAGCGGTTGACTTGGTAACTGCCGGAAGTTTCGGTGAGCGAAGAATTTCATCAAAGCCAGCAATCTGACGCTGAATAGTACCGTTGCGATACGCTTCTTCAGGAACGCGCCCGAAGATGTCACCATCTACAAGATTGCGGCCTGCTTTGCGGTAATCGTCAGGGTTCAGGAAGTAACTGATGCCCATGTCGCGGTTTAGCTCACGGGAGAACATCAGGCGCTCTGCATCAGACACAAAATCCCAGCCAGACAGGCCAGTAGATGGACCAATTGCGCGGGTATCGTGAACAACAAGCGAGCCCATTTCAGTTGCCTGTTTGGCAATCGCTGACTCAATGTTATTCGCCAGTTTTTTGGCGGATGCCTGGATGCGGCGACGGTAAGAACGCTCATCACGCAGGTCATCTGCACGAAGCTCGAAGAAATCGTTATCCGGATCGCCCATGTTGCATTTCACGGAGAGCTCCAGAATCCCGGTTGCTTTGCCAGTTAAATCCCAGCCAGTCTGGGTTGGCGCTTCCTGCTCAACAGGCATCCACACGGTGTTGCTTGAACGCTGCATGGATTCTGCCGGAGGGGTGTATTTTGTCACTTTGGACGCCATTGGCGTCAGGTTCTGGACGGTTTCGATGATTTCATCCAGAGCATACGTGACCAGTTGACCTTCATTTAATGCCATTATCGAATTCCTTTATTCAGTTGCGCCTTGAGCTTGCGGTACGTCTCTACATCCCCTTTGTTTGCTGCCGCTTCCATCTGCTTTTCAATCGCAGAGATATTTGCAGCAACAGCGTGTCCCTGAATGGGTTCATCAGGTAACGGGGCTTCTGAAACAGGCTTGGCTCGAGGCTTGAGAGTTAAACGTTCTGACAGTCGAGTGAGTTCAATCAGCGCGGATTGCCCGTCCATCGCCAGCAACTGGCGTGTTTTCTCAGGATTAGCACCAAGGTGATACATGAGAGCAGCGGATTTCTCCGGGAAGAGGCGCATGATGTCGGCACCGACTGCTGGCGGCACCAGTTGCATGAATGCATCCTCTTTCTCCTGATAGTCAGGGATATTGAGCTTTTCCGCTGCGTCGTAGTGCTTACGGGCTGCCTCGACATATTGCGCTGATTGCTGGGTGAACTCCTGAGTTTTGCGACCCTGCTCGGCGACAGCCTGGCTTCGTGCGTCCATAGCCTTGATCTGCCATTCACTATTTGCCTGCTGGAAGGCAGCCAGTGCGCGGCTCTGGTCATAGTCGTACTTAGCCAGTGCGTCTTCGGAAAGATAATCGTTAGGGTCTGGTTGTTTTGGTAACTCAGGGTTCACCCGCAGGTGCTCCGGCAACTCTCCACGCTTAACCGCTTCCATCTGCTGCTCAAGCTCACGCTGGCGTTTGCGTTCGATGCGGCGACGGGCAAATTCAGCATTAGTTGCCGGGTCTTGTTTTGGTTTCTCATCGTCTTTCAGGACAATCTCGAAGCCTTCTTCCTGGCCTGCGTTGTCGTTGGCATTATCGACAACTAAGCCATCAGCAGATGCCGCTGCATGATTGCCGGGCAGGGTTAATTCTTCAGAAGCCTGAATGTCGGTGGTTTGGTCCATGATTAACTCTCTCTTATTGAGGTGTCTCGGCTACTCCGCCGGAGGGGATTTGAACTTGACGCATAAGATTCGCGAAATCCATGCGTTGTGAATGAGTCTGGTCTGCATCTTTAAGAAGCAGCTCAGCGTTAGCGCGAGCGTCTTTGCTGCGCTGTTGCTGGAATTGACCTACGAGCTTGAGGTACTCACGCAGTTCTTCCTGCTTGTCGAGGTCCATATTGTTGAAGATTTCTGCAATCTTCGCGGCGTTGAGTTGGTTTTGGGCTTCAACCTTGGCGGCTTCAACCTGAATCTGCGCCTGTTGGTTCTCTGCCTTGAGCAATTCAGCCTGACCTTGCAGAAGGATACCCTGCGCCTGAATTTGCTCTGCTGATGGATGCTGCGGCTGCTGTTGAGCCTGCTGTACCATCTCCATCTCTTCAGGTGTTTCTGGTTTCTTCAGCCCCATCATCACCAGTTGCTTGTTCGCGTACTCTCGCATCATCTCGACGCCTTTACCGTCAAGCAGCGTAAAGTATTGCAGCATCAGCATCTGGAACTCTGGAGTACCTTGCGGAACCTTAGTGAGCAACTCCTGAATCTCTGCGCGGTTCTGTTCCTTCATACTCTGGAAGGATGGTCCAACGTCTGTATAGCACTCATAGCGACCGCGAATGTCGTTGAGTGTGACCACATTGCCGGACTGGTAATCTACAACTTGCGCGTAGAGTTGAACGTCTTTCTCGCTTCCGTCTTCAAGAGTCAGCGTTACATGGCGAGGAACGTCATAAATATCGTTGACCATTGAGGCATAAATCTCGCCATCACGTCGCATTGCGGTAGCCAGGTTATCCTGAAACACGTATGTCTCAAGGTCTGCCCGCATGTTCAGTTGATTGACGGTATCGAAAGCGACCTGACCATTTGCCGCCTGCGCATCCACGCCAAGACTAGCTACCTCTTTCACTGCGTTGGTGGCAGCCTCAAGCATGTAAGCGTTGGCTTGCGGCACTTCAGGGTTTTCCATGTAGGAGATTGGACCAATCGGCAGGTCGTTACCGTTTTCATCGGTCTTGTTCTGCAGATAGTACGGATAGTCATCATTTCCTCCGTACATGTATTCGTAGCCTTCGATTTGCTCAGGGAAGAAGGTCGGTTTCTTCTTCGGTGAACGAGCAACGATATCGGCGTTGAATGACATGATCATGTTACGAAGGCGTTGACCGTCTTTCGTCAGCCTTACCACTCCTTCGTAGCACTCCTTGTCACCAGCGAATGACCATTCACCATACACTGGAACGATTGGAATATGCTCTCCTGCTATCTTCTCGCGGTCTTTCAGTATCTGCGTGCAGGTGATGATCGACTTATACACACGACGACGCTTGACCTTACGCTCTGCTACCTTAATGAATCCACGATTAGCCAGGTCGTCGATGACGTCTTTGATATCCTGCTGGTAATAGCTGACCGGCTCACCTGTCAGCGGGTCGCGGTAGATGAAGACTTTCTCCTTCTTCTCTTCTACCTCGTAATACTCAGCGACGTAGACGACATCATTCGATACCCACGGAAACAGCCATGTATCGTTCGGATTCTGGAAAGATGGCAGCGTGTCAGGATCAATGCCGTAATCCTCTGCGAACTCTTTCCAGCCATTGCGTGACAAAGCGTTAATCACCGTGCAGTGCTTAGCATCGCTCTTATCCATCTGCTTGCTGTTGGCGTCCCATATGACGTGTGAGCAGGCTTCATGGATTGGCAGGCGTCGGATTACCTGATTGTTGCTTGTTGGGTCGTTGTCTTCGTACTGGGTGACCAGACGCCATGCACCAACGCCGGACTCTATCTGCTCACGAACGCCAACGTTAACGGCAATTTTTGCCGTGTTATGGCGCATATCAGTACGATACATTCCCATCAACACATCGGCAGCATCAGGATTAGCGCCGTCTTTGGGTCGGAAGAGAACGTCGATAGGGTTCCGGCGCATCTCTGCGACCAGTTTCCTGACCACCGGGCGAACAACATCGAATTGTCCGCGATATTGCAGGGTAGTGTAGTTTGATAGCCAGTCATCCCATTGCGACACTCGGCTAAAATACAGGTCATTTGTCGCCTCGGTTCTGGCTTCATCGCTCGCCATCCAGTCCGCGTCAAACTTACACAGAATGGAATTGAGTCTGTTTTCGTCGGCCATTTAAGTTCTCCGTGCGATGGGCCTGATTGGGGCTGGTATCTTTTTCTCTTTTGGTTTTTTGATGTCGCGCATCATTTTGGCGAAGCGGCGCATCATGTATGCATAGCGAACGGCTGAGAGAACGTCGTCGTTAAGCTTGACGATCTTCCCGTTTTCATCACGGTGATAGAGGCGGAACTCCTCAAAGAATGGCTCACAGGTGTTGAATACTTTGAAGCGACCATCAAGCATCATGTCGCGCAATTCAGTGATGCCAGGTTCAACAGCATTACCGCCATCAGGCCATGTCGCATGCTCCTGCAACATCATAAAACCAGCGTCCGCGTACTGCCCTTTGAGCTGCTCACCGCCGCCCTTCTCATGCTGGTTTCCGTCATGAGGCCATGCAGTTGGCACTTTATGCGCCCATGATTTAACGGATCCCCACGCCTGAACGGCTGTTTTTTCTTTCGCCTTCCACACGCGTGAAACGTAGATTGTGTCTGCGTCCTTATCCCACCAAAGCTGAACCTGCGCCTGCGGGTGATCCCATCCGAAATCCATCCCGCCAATTACGTAGAAGTGATCAGGACACTCGAACGGCTGACACTTAATCGTCTCTTCCGGTATCTGGAAGATTCGCCCGCTACCCATCGTAGGAATACCGCGAGCACGCGCCTCTCTCTCATGCTCGGGATAGGATGCGATGATTTGCTCTTTCTGCTCTTCGGTATAGTGCTCAGCGTCATAGATGGTCATGTTGACCACTTTCTGCGACTTGCTGGGGTTCTTCAGGAACTTGGTAACAACGTCAGACATCCCCATCAGCGGGGTAAACGTCAGAATTGAGAATTGCCCGTATTTGTTGGTACGGGTAAGCCCTTCGCCATAAATGCTGTATGGTGGTTCTTCGTCAAACCACACGCCGTGGATTGTGTCACCCTGCCAGCGTGCACGGCCTTGCGAGTATGGTTTGAAGTAGCAGATTGAAATGCCATCTTCAACGCCATCAGCCGTGTGATGCTTAACCAGAAGATGATCAACAAGGTTCGGAAAGAAAGGAGACTTCTTCCAGCTAATGATGTCCTCTTTCGGTATTGAACCGTAACCCGGTTCATCATTCTCTTCAATACGACCGCACAGGATGCGTTGAGTCGTTTTGGTTACCGTCTCGTTTGTCTCGCCGCCAATCCAGAAGACAACAGGCTCATAGAAACGCTTACCTTTCCACTCACCGCCATATTTACCATCAGCAGGATAGCCTTTTGTTCCCGGATAACGCCCGGTAAGGTGAAACGCGACTTCAGCAGCACCAGTAAATGACTTACCAAGCTGGTTACCAGCCATAAAACAGCGCTCTGGATAGTCATGCCCGGCGTCGATGAACTCACGCTGTTTGCTGTATGGCGTAAATTCATATAGCAGGTGTGTGTTCCGGTAGTTCTCTTCTTCTTCGAGTAGCTCGAGCAATTCGATTTGCTCTTCGTCGCTCAGGTTATCAAGAATCGCGTCCAGTTCCACGGTTGAATAGCTCCTTGATACGAGAGCGTCGCTTATCGCGATCTCCCTTATCAGGTGTCACGTCTTCAACTTGCGACTGCTCTTTGAGGCCCAAATCACGGGCGATGATGTTAGCGTTGAGAAGGTCAGCGGCTGCGCCAGAGAATTTCTGGTCGTAGATGACCTGCTCTGCTCGCGTAACGACTTCAGATAAATCTTCTCGCAGGCGATATGTGCGCCATGTTTCAAGCGTCACATCAATGAACAGAGTGAGGCCTGTAATAGTCATCGCTCGCATCTTGGCGATAGGCTCTTGTATCACTTCACCCTGATACGAGAACGCCTTCATCTCCCATAGCGGGTTAGCTTCTACCCACTCGAAGTATTCACAACAAGCAGCCCACAGCGCCTCAGGCGATTCGAATTTAGGGTTTCGCCCATGACTACTGCGGGCCTCCCAAAATCGGTTGCCCTTTGGTGCTGCCATATTCATCTCACTTAGTTGTTATTTCAGGCTGAGGACTCTTTCGCGCCTTCAATCAGTGACTGCTTCAGCAATTCGAGTGTACCAATCGCCTCGCATAAACTGATTTCACCATCGTAATCATGGATGACGCTTTCCAGCCGCTCGTATAGCTCTTGAGTAATTGGGAATTTCTTCTCATTACCAAGATCAACGACGTTTGTCATAGAGGATTCCTATAATTTTGAATATCCAGACTCAAATACCTCAGCAGGAGAATATGATTCATATCCATCCTCATAGACAACGTAATAGCCTCCAGACATTGGTCGGTGCTTACAGATATATTCCGCGCTAACATCAAATGCTGCGTATTTCTTATCATCCGGATGAATAATTGCCCCATAACTAGAAGAGCCAGTCTTACCAGACTGATCTGGGTTTGGCTTATGTTCTATAGAGCCAATCTTCAGGGCGCGAACTTTTTTGTGGCACTGGTATCTCGGCATTTCTTGTTCAGTCATCTCTTACACTCCGGTAGTGAACAGGTCTAACGCTTCCTTCGATTTACGCACCGCTTCGAATGTGCGGATCGTGATATCTGAATTAGCGCCACCTGACTGGAAGTGAATTTTGAATAGCTCAAGCTTCAGCTCGTCAGTGCCAATGAATTGAAACGCTTCCTCTGCGGCTGCGTTCTGGTTCATGACCAGCTTGTAAATCTCTAACTGGAATTTCTGTTCTTCAGTCATGGGAATAATCTCTGCCATTGTTGGCTCCGTTTATCCGTTAAAAGGGATATCAGTTAAGTTATCCCGTGTAGGGTATAAGCCATTGTAGAGACCATTCAATGAGTGGTCTCTGCAATAACCGATGTCTTTCCATCAGTCCGCCACCACAAAGAATCTTTTTTGCCATAAGGCAGGAGGTTCATCTTTCAGTGGCTGACAGTGTTATTTCCCCACTTTCTGGCTTGGGTTGTTTCGCTGTACTGCCGTTAATTAGTGACCAGAAATTAACTCCGGTTTCATTATCAAGCCCACCCGTAGATGGGCTTTGTAATGGATAGCCGTTGCTCAGTTCTCGTAATGCTTTGATTTTTCCGATAACGCAGTTTTGCGTTTGCCATCAGCACGCGATATCGAGAGTCAACTGCAGTTGCTCGCGCCAGTACTCAACATTTGCTTCAATAACCGGCTTATTCCATCGCCAGCGAGCCATCTCTCTTGCCCCATTGCTGGCTTTTGATTTCCGGTCATCGCGAATGCGACATGCTTGCTCATATTTCTGCTGCTCAGTCAGTTCACCGCGAAGCAGACTATCAATGTGCAGGTCGCACCACACAGCAAAACGAGCATCACACCAACGGGCAAATGCAACTGAAAGTTTTGGATGTAGCCACGTACCACCACCCCTGTCCTTTCGTGCCTTGCTGGTTTTTACATACCTCGATTGTGAGGGATGTAAAATTTGAGATTCTTTCCCGGTCAACGCTTCGTCTAAAGCACGAACGTATTCAAGCGTTTCTGCCAAACGCATCCAGTTATCAATGCGTTTCCCAAATCTCTCAGCAACACCTGTGACGTTGATCCAACCATCAGTGTTGAAACTGACAATTTCACCTTTGTAATTAAGTGGCACGATATTCATAACGTTTACCTACCATTTGAAATGAACCTTTGCCGCATAGGAAACCAGCCCACCGAGGCTCGCCAGCACTAACTGGTATCCTCAAAGGCCCATTCCAAATGGGCAGGTTCGGTGTAAAAAACATGCGTTGCGGTACGCATTTATTGCAAAAAGCCCCGCATCGCGAGGCTCATTAAATGGACTTTGTGATTTGCAAAAAAATTATTTCAGGCACTGAGTCCTGATGTACTCCTGCAGGTAGTTAACCTGCGCGGTTATCCTGTCGATTCCACTTCTGAGACGGTAATAATTGAGTTCAGCATCTGCTGTAAGTCTTGGGCTTTCTCCATCGCCCATGCTGCTGGCTCCGGTCGTTGACTTTGCACAGGTGGCGGCGACTTGCAGGCGCTTACGCCCAGCAGAAACATCAGCACGGAGACTTTCGATAGTCGCGTTAGCATCAGCAAGCTCCTTTGTGTATCTGGCGTCGAGTTCTGCTACATCACGTTGACGCTTCTGCATGTCAGCGATGATGGATGCGGCCTTATCGCGCTGTTCTTTGTAGGCGATGGCGTTATCACGGTAATGATTAACAGCCCATAACAGGCAGACGATGATGCAGATAACCAGAGCGGAGATAATCGCGGTTACTCTGCTCATTGTTGCCCCCACAAACAGACTTCACGCTCAATCTCACGGCGAGTCATCAGCCCTTTCCATTGCTTACCGCCAGCATATGTCCAGCGACGTAGCTGATCACATGCGCCTTTGATATCGCCCTGGTTGATTTTGCGAAGAAGCGTCGATGTTCTGAAATTGCCTGCGCCCACGTTATAGACGAACGAATAAAGAGCGCCGCGCGTTGTTTCCGGTATATCGACCTTGATGTACGGGTTAATTTGTCTGGCGACCGTGGCAAGGTCTTTATTCAGGAGGGCTTTGCATTCTGCTTCGGTATACGTTTTACCGAGCATGATGTCTTTTCCGGTGTGTCCGTGACATACAGTCCATACACCAACAATATCTTTGTATGGTATGTAGCTGACACCTTCCAGACCATCGTTACCACTTGGTCCAGTGATTAACACAGATGCTATAGCAATAGCCCCGCCACTTATCGCCGCTATTACGCTATTTCGTAGTGCCGGTGACATTGCCATTCAATCTGTCCTCGCGCTCTTTGCGCTTGTAGTACCAGTTGATGCCAAATGTGCCGACAGTACAAAGAATACCAATGATGACAGCCCAGTCATTCAGGGAGAGAATGCCACCCATCGCAGTCAGTCCTCCGAAGCTGTAACTGAACCATTCTCTGATTTTGTCCATACGGTACATGCTCTACCCCTTCATTGAGGGGATTTGCTCTATTTAATTAGGAATAAGGTCGATTACTGATAGAACAAATCCAGGCTACTGTGTTTAGTAATCAGATTTGTTCGTGACCGATATGCACGGGCAAAACGGCAGGAGGTTGTTAGCGCAACTTCTTGCCACCCGCTTTCACGAAGCCAGCCATTGAGCTGGTTTTCTTTTATGCAAAGCACACCGCACCGTAGCCACAGCGGATAAGGTGGTTATTTTTGTCTGTCTGGTATTTGGTTTGATGTGCTTTCAGAAAGGCCGTGCTTAAAACGCAAAAAGCCCCGAGCTATTAACTCAGGGCTTTATTTAACGAGTGCATTTATCCATCGTTGAGTCAAATTTACCCAACTTTATTCAAAAAGTCAATATTATGCCGTTAATATGTTGCTATCCGTGGCAATCATGCTGCTAACGTGTGACCGTATTCAAAATGCTGTCTGCGATTGACTCTTCTTTGTGGCATTGCACCACCAGAGCGTCATACAGCGGCTTAACAGTGCGTGACCAGGTGGGTTGGGTAAGGTTTGGGATTAGCATCGTTACAGCGCGATATGCGGCGCTTGCTGGCATTCTTGAATAGCCGACACCTTTGCATCTTCCGCATTCTTTCTCAACAACTCTCCCCCACAGCTCTGTTTTTGATATATCAACCGCACGGCCTGTACCGTGGCAATCTCTGCACCTTGCTCCCGGCGTCGCGGCACTACGGCAATAATCCGCATAAGCGAATGTTGCGAGCACTTGCAGTACCTTTGCCTTAGTATTTCCTTCAAGCTTTGCCACGCCACGGTATTTCCCCGATACCTTGTGTGCAAATTGCATCAGATAGTTGATAGCCTTTTGTTTGTCGTTCTGGCTGAGTTCATGCTTACCGCAGAATGCAGCCATTCCGAATCCGGCTTGTGATTGCGCCATCCCCATAGCAGCCATCACATCAGTACCGGAAAGAGAGTCAGAAGCCGTGGCCCGTGGTGAGTCGCTCATCATTGGGCTTTTTGGCGAATGAAATTTAGCTACGCTTTCGAGTCTCATCGTCTTCCCCTCTTGCCCTGTTTGACCATCAGGACGCCGTTAACTATTACGTGACGTTCGCCTTTGCTGTCTCGGTTGTACTTGAGCACCGTTCCTCTTGCGCAGGAAAGCATCCTCGCCACTTCGGTCTGATTGCCTCGTGTCTGGATAAGAAGCTCTGGTATCGTTTGAATTGTGGCGTTCATACGTTCTCCAGTTCGGTGATTTTTATTCCAAGCCTTCCGCCTGGTACTTTCACGCCACGAATTACGCGAATGTCATCGAATTGCTCGTCGTCTTCCGCAAATCCGGCGTGGATAAGAGAGTCGAGTAAACCTTTCAGGATGTTGTCGAGGTCGCGGCGGCGGGAGTCTGGAACGTCTGCGATGACTTTGATGCGGAGTCGTGATTTGGTGAAAATATCTAACTTAAGTTGGCGGATGATTTGCTGAACGTCTTTTCGGTATTTCTGGCCTTTATCGCTTATGTAATATTGGCTTCCCCGTCTTCGCCAGTAGGTATTCACCGACGGCGGGTATGGAAGCACAAACTGATATTCGTTCATGACTTAATCTTCCCCTCCCTCAGCAGTATCGCCTGCGTTCTGATCACGCCTTCGAGGTGGTAAAGTCTGGCGTCTTTGTTGTCGAGATTATGGGTGCGTCGGTCGATTTCATCGTGACACGCACTACAAGCCCATGCACCGATCAGGTCGTCAGGCTTCATTCCCGTTCCGCAAATTCCAGCCATCCGGTAATGTGCCAGAACTGTAGTTTCAGGGTTGCCATTGCATACGCCGTAAATACGTACCTGGCATTCTCTGCCGCGTGCTTCTTTGCGTCGGTTAGCCATTAAGCAGCCTCCCCTGTTACTTTCAGCATTCCGTTATCGAGCAGCTTTCTGGTCAGCCACTGTTGACCACGCCCGGTGATTTTTGTGGTGAACGATATCTGTATCCCGTGATTTGTGTTGATCGCTGTTTCTTTCACTGTGAAATAGCCGCGATCCATATATTCCTGCATTGGCACATTGCGCCGGGAACCTGAAGCAATAAGGATTTTGTGATCGCGCATCCACGCAAACAGTTTGTTTGGACCAATTCCAACAACCTTTGCAAAGTTTCCAATCAAAATTCCGCTGGCCTCGCCAACGCGATCGGCAAACTCAACTTTAGGTGCGGCAATTGCGAGCTGGTTTTCCAGTTGCATTTTCTTCTCAGCAAGATCAGCAGCAAGGCGCAACGCTTCCGGTAGCGTTTTGGGGATATTAACCGTAGTTTCTTCAAGCTCTCGCCAACGATCAACAAGACGAGCGGTGAATTCCGGCGACAACTGGGCTACAACGACAATACTGTCTCGCTTACCTTGTTCGCCCTCAAAAACGTAAGCCTCTACGCCACGAAGTAATCCTAAGTTATTGATTTTTTCGAAAACCACCATTGGGGGATTTCGGATCACACCTCGAGCCGCCAGTCGTTCAATAGATTGTTTCACCTTGTCATGACGACTTCCCACCAACTCAGCGATTTCAATGCTTGTCATTTTGATGGCGTTGCCATTTATTAACTCATTCATCGTCTTCTTCCTCGTACATTGAGCTATTCGGATCGCTCATCAGTTCTGCGCAGCAGTGCTCACACACGTGAACTTCCAGCACATGCAGCTTCTGACCGCAGTTAGCGCACGTTAAAGCTCGCTCGACGCTTTCTTTCTGGTATTGAAGGGATTGGGATGGGCTAAGCATTATTGGCGTCCTGCATCATGAGAAAGACAATCATGGCGGCACGGAGTGGATTGTCATATGCGACACCAACATTCGGTCCGGCATCATCAAACAAGTCCCTTGCGTTGTCTGTAGCGCACGGCATTGAGGGATTGTCTAAAATTATGCTGATGTTGTTTTCAGTGATAATCGGCCATGCGTCTGCTGGGTTTGCGCATGGGTTAAAGGATCCGCGCTCAACCTCTACTTCAACTGCGTCTCCGTTTACAATGTCTCCCTCAAATGAGATAAACACCATCGCGCCATTCTCACCTTCTTTGTAATCCGGTGATCCGTTATGAATGGCTTCGAATACCGCCACGTTAATTTCAAAATCACTTAACTGTGAATAATCCATTGTCATTTCCTCGCACGATGTCTTAGCCACCGGATATCCCACAGGTGAGCCGTGTAGTTGAAGGTTTTTACGTCAGATTCTTTTGGAATTGGCTTGCGTTTATTTCTGGAGCGTTTCGTTGGAAGGTATTTGCAGTTTTCGCAGATTATGTCGGTGATACTTCGTCGCTGTCGCCTCATGCCGCTCTCCTGACGCCCTGCCCGATCGCCATCAATGCCGCTTTGGATACGGTAGTAAACATCCGTCGAGGACTGATGAACGGTCGCCAAATCAGCAGCATGGAGCCTTTGCTGTTTCCCTTCTTCTCCAACCCTGTCGATGGTTCGATAAAATTAATCCGTCCATCAGTGATAATGCGAACTTCGTCGACACTCTCCAGAGCCTTGCTGAACCATCCGACTGACATATCCTCTGGCACAAGCATAACTACCGTCTGTCGCTGTTGTATGCACTGCTCAGCGGCTTTTTCCACCCACGGCCTGATATTGCTGTACGGTGGGTTATTCCAGATTGCACCGTGGCTTACCCACTCAGAATTGAGCGCGTCGTCGGCCTCAGTTAGCCAGTGAGCACACAGAGCATTTTTGTCGCTCGCTGCCGAATCCAGCCAGAATCCAAACTCAATATCCAGTGCATCAAAAAGCCAAAGCGGCGTTTGCCAGCAGTCCTTGTCGTGTGCTGGCGTATTTGATTTGATAGTCATGCAGCCCGATCTCCCCATCTCGCTTTCCACTCCAGAGCCAGTCTCGCTTCGTCTGACCACTTAACGCCACGCTCTGTACCGAATGCCTGTATAAGCTCTAATAGCTCCGCAAATTCGCCTACACGCATCCTGCTGGTTGACTGGCCTATTACCACAAAGCCATTCCCGGCAAGGTTAGGAACAACGTCCTGCTGCTTTAATGCTGCGGTAAACACACACTTCCAGCTTTCTGCATCCAGCCAGCGACCATGCCATTCAACCTGACGAGAGACGTCACCAAGGCAAGCCCAAAGCTTTCGATTCTGGTCTAAGCTGCGGTTGCGTTCCTGAATGGTTACTACGATTGGTTTGGTTGGGTCTGGAAGGATTTGCTGTACTGCGTGAATAGCGTTTTGCTGATGTGCTGGAGATCGAATTTCAAAGGTTAGTTTTTTCATGACTTCCCTCTCCCCCAAATAAAAAGGCCTGCGATTACCAGCAGGCCTGTTATTAGCTCAGTGATGTAGATGGTCATCAGAATCCTCCTTTCTTCTTGGACTGCGGTTCCTCGCGTTCACGTCGGCGCATTTCAGCAGACTGTTGGTCTGTGTCATAAATAGCGCCATTTGCCTGAATGCAATACACCGTGCCGGTATTGCCATGACGATTGAGACGAAGGATTAGTTCGGTTTCACCAGGTGGAACACTGTCATCAAAAGCACCTTCACGATGGATCCCCACCCAATAATCGCAATCCTGTTCAATCTGCCCTGTATCTCGTGAGTCACTTGGTAATGGGCGTTTATTGGTTCGGCTTTCCAGTGCGCGGTTAAGCTGCGTCAGAAGCACAACAACGCAATCAAGCTCTTTGGCAAGGTTCTTCAGTCCTTTGGTGATCATGCCGTAAGCAAGGTCGTTACGATCGGCTTTCTCAGCGGTCATTAGTGTCAGGTAATCGACCAGAATCATGCCAACACATCCTTTTTCTCGCTTGATTCGACGGCTTTCGCTGACGATTTGAGCCAGAGATAATCCCGGCGTGTCGTCGATGTAAAGCAGGTCGATTTCACTCAAGCGATTTGCTGTTTCGATCGCCCTGTTGAAGTCACCATCGTAATCACCCTGATAGCCGTCATCAGCGTCATTTGTCGCCGGAAGGTAAAAAATATTCGGGTTAACACCTGACTTCTGTCCTACCAGTTTTTCCAGTATCTGATCACCTGGCATTTCAAGGCTGAACATCAGAGCAGGCTTTTTCTCATGCACTGCGCAGTTGATTGCCATCTGGCTGTATAGCGTCGTTTTCCCCATCTTAGGGCGAGCGCCAATGACAAACAGAGAGCCTTTCACCAGACCTTTCGGTGACAGCATCCTGTCCAGCGATGGGATCCCTGTGCTCATTCCTCGTTGTTCGCCTGACGGGTCAAATCGCTTCTCAAGGTCGCTAACCCAGTCTTCCATGACCTCACCAAATGAACGAAGGCCGCGACGCGATCCGGTTTTTGCATGGTCTGTCAGTTGCGTGAAAATCGTCTGAATAGCTTCGTACTTCTGCGTTGCAGTCATTCCGTTGCGTGAATAGAGCAATTCCGTCGCTTCAGTCATGCGGTTGATGGCGTAGCGTTCCATTGCGGTTTCGCGAACCTGCATTGCATAGGCAACGATGTTTGCGGCGCTCGGCGTGTTCTTTGCGATCTCAGCGATATAAGCAAAACCGCCAACAGACGCCGTTAACGATTTACGCTCCAGTTCATCGAAAAGCGTCAGGCCATCTACTGGCTTTTGCTCCCGGTGCATTCTGGTTATTTCTTCGAAAAGGATTTTGTGTGGTCGGCTGTAAAATGAATCAGGCTTCAGCATCGCCAAAACTTTCTTGACGCGCTCACTGCTGTCATCATCCAGAAGCAATCCACCAATCACCGCCTGCTCTGCCTCGATGCTATGGGGCGGCGCATAAAAATTATCGGTCATCGTGTTCACCCTCACGAACTTTCAGGTAGGTATTATCGTTAAGCAGGAAATCAAATCCCTTTTTGTGCCAGACAGTTCCGCGTTGATGGTTTGGACGCTCTTCGAACATCCATCGACAATTTTCGCCTACGTAGCTCAAATAATTTCTCCAGTCCTGCATCGTGAACCCATGCCCGTCAAGCTGGCGGGTTATCACTCCGGCTTTGCGCCAGAACGTTCGGATCTGGTTTTTACGCTTGTCATTCAGTGCGCGTATTCTTGGCGCTTCAGGAAGGATTTCGTGGTAAGCATCGACAACATCCTGACAGCTGACGGAAGGTTTTTTCTTGTCAGACTTTTTGTCTGCTGTGGCACTCTCTAATACGTCAGTATTAGAGATATTATTTATATTATTGTTTATGGACAACCGTTGGACAACCGTTGGACAATCTCCGCTGAGAGCCGCACCATTACTGGTGTTTGCGTTGGACAACCGTTGGACAACCGTTGGACAATTTTTTGCCTGAAAATCGTCATATTTAACGATTGTAAACAGGCTAAATTTCTTCCCCATCGAGCAAATATTAAGCATACCTTTCGACTCAAAAGTCCGTAATAAGCTCCGAACTTTGTTGTCGGGGATGAATGTTTCTCTGACCAGCGACGGGCGTCCAGTTATCATCTGACCGCGATCAACAGTTATCGAACCGATATCCGTATTGACGACAGTAGATTCGTGATTAGCCTTGAGGATTAAGTGAAGCCAAAGATGTACTGCCTGAGAGTCCTTATAGAGCCTGCTGTCCATAAACTGGCGGTGTATAGAGACATACCCCATACTGGATGCCTCCTGATGTTGTACAGGGTTATGCCTGTAATCAGCTAACTTAACGACGCCCATGTTTCACTCCTGCTTTGGCTAGTCTGTAAACACCAACAAGGCGCTCTGCGAACGCCCTGTTATTTGCTGCGGCTACCACTAATCCCTCAGGTGAATCAGGGTGTCGAATCTCTTCTTTTTCCTGGTATTTCTTACGACGTTTTGTCATAATTACTCCTGTGGATTGATCCAGTCTTTCTACATCAGGCCTCGAAGAATTCGCCGTTCTTCGGGGCTTTTTCTTTTGTCAGCATTCTGGCTACTTTCTTAGCCAGTTCCGCCAACTCCTCGTCTTCAACACCCCACTCCAGTACAGCCAGAAGCATGGCCATCTTTGGGATAAAGCTGTCTTTCCATCGCGAAATTTGCGATTCATTGATCCCTAATGCATCAGCAACCTTTCGCTGACCACGTACAGCAATTCGATTTAGGATGTTGCTTGTAATTGCATTCGCTTTCTTGCGAGTACTTGTAAGTTGCATATGTAAGTATTTCCTTAACAAATAAGAAGTTATGCGCACCAACTGATGCGCGTTGTATTCCCGCATTTCGGCGGGAATAAGGACCATGACTGTTAAAGAGCGGTGTTACTATTTGTTTTTCTTGTTGCTTGGGAAAGGACGAACTTCCTCTCCAATCACACTGCCATCAGGCTTTACCGTAACCATAATGTTACGGCCTGCCAGAATGGCCTTGCTGATAGCGCACTGGATTACACCAAAGTCACTGGCTGCTTTAGCCTGTCCATGGATTTTGGCGTAATCGGCAAGTGTCATTCGAATCATATGCACTCTCCGTTATTAACCATGAACAAAGAATACTACAGGTATTCAAAGCAATCAATACTCAGGGTATTTTTAGTTTAAGTACCTTAGCTATTAGAATTAAGCTATGGAAAATAAAAAATCACTGACGACAGAACAGCTCGAAGACGCTAAGCGGCTTAAGGCTTTGTATGAGTCAAAAAAGAAAGAATTGGGAATAACCCAATACTCAATCGCTGATGAACTGGGTATCACCCAAGGAGCGGTAGGGCATTATCTTAATGGCAGAAACGCGCTAAACGTTGAGGTTGCATCTGGTTTTGCGCGATTGTTGCAAGTCTCAATTGCTGATTTTAGCCAGTCAATTGCTGCCAAGGTTGCAGAACAGGCAGAAAGCCTTAAGAGCGATGCCAACGTAAGGTATGCAGGGGAATACAGAGCAGGAAAGAGGTATCCGGTGTTAAGCAGTATCCAGGCTGGCTCGTGGTGTGAAGCATGCGAACCATACACCATTAAAGACATAGATGTTTGGCTTGAGTCTGACGCGCATATTCAAGGTAATGCGTTTTGGCTTAAAGTGGAAGGTGATTCAATGACGGCACCGGTTGGGTTAAGCATTCCAGAGGGAACATTCGTTCTTTTCGATACCGGAAGGGAGGCGATCAACGGCAGCTTGGTCATAGCAAAACTTTCTGACTCTAACGAAGCAACATTCAAGAAGCTGATAATCGACGGCGGAAATAAATACCTCAAGGGACTTAATCCTGCATGGCCTCTCGTGCCAATCAATGGAAACTGCAAGATTATAGGCGTTGCAATTGAGACAAAACTAAGGCTGGTTTGATCACGCAAGGGGCGATTATGGTTGGAACCGCTATAGCAAGCTTTTTTGCGATGTTGGCAATCTCGACAATTTACGGCTTAGCGCATGCTTTTATTGCGAAATCTCTATCAGAAAAAATAAGCCAGGCTTGGGCGCATAGATCAGCTCGTTTCATGATTCTTGTGATCATAGCAATACAAGGGATATCTGCATTTATCCTCTATGGATCAAGCTTATACCTATTGTATCAAGGCGCGACATTTACGCCTTACACCAGTGATTACGGAACTCTATACGATGGTAGTGAAGACATCACTGTGGCTTGGATCGTCTTTGGTTTATCTATGGCCGTGTCTGTTGTAGCAGACATCATTAAGGTAATTCTCGTCTTAACCTTCGCTGACTAACCCATAATCCCGGCAGCAATAGCTATCGGGATCCACTTCACATATCCCGCATAAAAATCACTGAACAAGCAGACAGCGAAAAAATAAATATCCTTTGTATTCATTTGTTTATCATTATTTCATCAAAAATAAATACCTTGGGTATTTACACAATAAAATACCTACAGTATTCTTTAGCCATCAGCAGGACGCTGGAAGCCAAACGGAACAGATTGGCAGGCTCTTTAACATTGATGGGATTGTCCCGCCGAAATGCGGGAACCAAAGAGTAGTTGGCTTTGGGATTGGATGAATGCGCAGGCTGATGCGCGCAGGAGAGCTTCGGGAGAACAAGGTGCCTGTAAATAAGCCGGAGTTCAGCACCGGCCATCCAATCGCCAAAGTCAATCATCGGAGGTCAACATGACAGTAGTCATTACATATCTGGCTGACGATAACGCCAGAAATCGCCGCAGAGCACGCAGACAGGATCAACGTGAACAGGCAATGCAAGAACAGCGACTGGCGCGAAAAATTGCGCTAAAGCTCTCTGGTTGCGTCAGAGCAGACAAAGCAGCATCACTCGGAAGCCTTCGCTGCAAGAAGACAGAAGAAGTCGAGAGTAAACAGAATCGTATTTACTACCGCAAGCCACGCAGTGAAATGGGTGTGACTTGTGTTGGTCGCCAGAAAATGAAATTAGGCAGCAAACCACTTATTTGAGGTGATATATGGAATTTCATGAAAGTGCGATTTATGATTTTCGCGCTAACGCAAATTCAGTAAAACCACAGCCAATTGCAGTTCTTTTTAAAACAATGGGTGCGTGGGCTGTTTTATGCTTCGCCGCTGATGACACTGACGCAAGAATGGCAATAGGCCAAGAGATGGAGATGGACCCGACAAACGATGAATTCATAATTTATGGCGCTCCATCTAATTACTTACTTGATACCTGCAACATTTACAACAAGGCTGCCTGATGGTGGCCTTTATTTTTTAGCCGTAAATAATTTCATGCTTATTACAATCAAGGTGATATATGGAAGAACAAGCAAACAAGATTCTCGTAGAACTACTGCAAAAAGCCAGCAATGGAATAGACGCGGCTGTTTCATTTAGCCAGGCACAGATTCCTGATGTCATCCATCAGCTTTTGATGTGGCACGCCGTATCATCAGCTGGAATTCAGGCTATCTGTGTATTGGTGATTATAGCGTGTGTTTATCTGATGATTTTTGCATGGAATAAAGGAGATGATGCAGATATTGTTCTTTTATCACTACTTGTTACATCAGGAATAGCGATTACTTCTATTGTTGTTTTCTTCAATTATTTCGACTGGCTGAAAATTTGGCTTGCTCCAAAACTTTACCTTATCGAATATGCAGCATCATTGGTTAAGTAATTTCAGGACGCATAGTCGTCCTTTATTTTTAGCATAAACAACAGAATAAATACTGCACTGTGTATTCATTCCAACGAGTGAATACACGGAGCAATGTCGCTCGTAACTAAACAGGAGCCGACTTGTTCTGATTATTGGAAATCTTCTTTGCCCTCCTATGTGATGGCTTTTTTATATGCATACCAATAACGCTTCACTTGAGGCGTTTTCGTTATGCAATCAAACAGAAGGAGCATCCTATGCAACAGTTCGCTATTGCAGGGGCGGCATCGGTTCGCCCTTTCAACCCGATTTTATCGGTACAGCATTCACGAAAGAATATTTTAACCGGAGCAGACTTTAAACAACCAAGAATGAAAAGTTTGCTCGAAAAGCTTTGGGATATTTTGAAACAACAAGGCCGCCCATGAGTTTTACAGATAACTGGTCAGACGAAGAATTCATTCGTCAGATGAACAAAATGCTCAATCAGCACAAAGAACAGGAGAAAGATGATGATTCTGACTCTGAATGATAAGCGTGAAATATCGCAAATAATCGCAAGTTTTACTGATGAAGATTACGAACGAATCAACAGTGAAGTTGATCGCCTCTGCAAACGTTGCGACCCAATAAGCGAAATGCTTCGCTCATATAAACCAGATGAACACACTAAGGACGCTATCGACTGGCTGGAAGATGATGACTGTGACTATCAGGAAAAAGCCGCTGAATGGTTCTGGGATGCAATAACCAAAAGAGTTAAGGCTGAATATGCCTTCGCAATATTCAAACGCAGACACATTTTTGGAGAAGCAGCATGAGCAATATCGTTGAATTCGTTAAACAGCAAGAGCAGTTATTCTGCGGAGCATTGACTGAACATACGGTGACATGGGCTAAGGAAAGCCAGTTTGCAATTCAGTATTTCCAGAAAAATGATTACCTGGCTAAAACGGCACTGGCAAATCCAACCAGCGCACAGAACGCCATCATCAATGTTGCGGCGATCGGCATCACCTTAAACCCTGCAAGCAAACTGGCTTATCTGGTTCCGCGCGATGGCATGGTTTGCCTTGATATCAGCTATATGGGATTGCTCCATATTGCAATGGAGTCTGGTGTTATCTCATGGGGTCAGGCAAAAATTGTTCATGCTAACGATACCTATGAGTCAAACGGGCTTGATAAAGCACCAACCCATAAATACAACGCCTTCGGTGATCGTGGTGATATCGTTGGCGTTTACTGCACAGTTAAGACGCCAGCAGGTGATTATCTAACGGAAGAGATGAGTCTGGCTGAAATTGAGGCTGTAAGGAAAACAAGCAAGGCGGCATTCAGCGATAAAGGACCATGGGTAAATCACTGGAATGAGATGGCGCGAAAGACGGTCGTAAAGCGTGCAAGCAAGTATTGGCCTAAGGCATCACGTCTTGATAGTGCTATTCACGTACTAAACGAAGAAGAAGGTGTGTGGACTGAACCAGTTATGCCGCACAAATCAGAGGAAGATATCCGCGAAGATGAACGGAAACGCCAGCAGGAAATAACGGATAAAGCACAACTTCTTTGTGATGAAATGGCTCAGGCAGAAAACATGGATGATTTGAAGCGATATTTTGCAGAAGCATATCGCCTGACATCTGGAATGAAATTGCAGCAGAACGTACAAGCCATTTACATAGAATGCAAAGCGAAACTGGAGGTTGCCAGTGAGCAAACTGTATGAAATAGCCAATGAATACGCAAAATTGATGGATTCAGATTTAGAACCAGAGATGATTGCTGACACAATAGAAGGCATGGAAGGAGAATTTACCGATAAAATAGAGCAACTTCTTTCCGTCATTAAAAATGAATCTGGTTATGCTGAACGCCTCAAGGAAGAGGCAAAGTCACTAAATGAGCGAGCCGCAGTAATTCAAAATAAGATTGACAGCATTATGGCGTATATAGCGTCATCGCTTGAAATGGTTGGCAAGAAAAAGATGCGAGCAGGTATTCACCAGGTAACAATCCGCAAACCGTCAGAAACTGTAGAAATCATCGACTCAAGCGCCCTTCCTCCTGAATACGTTGAGTTTGAAACGACAATTAAAGCCGACAAGTTGGCAATCAAGCACCAACTAAAAGCAGGAATAAATATCCCAGGCGCTCAACTCAAGGTTGGGAAACCTTCACTTCTTATCAAATAACGGTATCGCCTATGAAAAAGACTCCTTGGGAGAAATGGGAAGTCGATTTCTTGCGCGAAGTAGCGGCGACAATGCCAGTTGAAGTTATCGCTGAAAAACTGGAAAGGACTGAAAAAGCAGTAATGGCGAAAGCAACAAGGATTGGCGCTGACATTGTTAGCCGACTTCGTGGAAGACGATGGACAAGAGCCGAAGTATCACTTTTCGGTAAGTTCTCCGCAGAAGAAATAGCAATTGCAACCTGCCGCTCAATTTATTCAGTAAGAGCTATGCGATACAAGCTAAAAAAACTCGATGAAGAAAGAGCAGGCATACGAATAAATTAACATGGAGTAATTAACAATGAAGCTAAACATCGACCTCGGCAAATACGTTATTACCGGAACCAAACACGACCTGATTCTTAGTGAAAGAGGAATTATCAAAGAAGGCGAGAATGCAGGGAAAGAAACACTAAGCCGTATCGGTTATTACAGCAAGTTTGAGCATCTGGTCAAAGAGTTATGCAACCGTGAAATCCTGTTATCTCAGGCGCAGACGCTACAGGATATTCAGCAGCATATCGAGACTTTAGGTGTATCACTTAGCATGGCTATTGACCAGTTCGTGGAGAGTAAATCATGAGATGACTTGCATACAATCCCGGCATTCTTCCGGCAGAAATGATTATTCGCAAACGCGTAAAGCCAATGCCATCGAGAGAGGAATTGCTTAAGAGAAATTCTTTTCCGTCAGTAAATCAAAACAAATATCTGAATGCGATGTGGCGCAAAGGAGGCAAGCAGTGAGTGTATATCTTATTGATAAACGTCGACGTGGGCAACAAATACCACCTGTAGGAATTCCGAATCACACATGGTTTTGCGTACTTGATATCGATGGTATGGATGCTTTGGTTGACACTCGTCATTACTGCGATACCGCAACAGCTACTCCGGCGAAAGCAAAGAAAATGGCTGCTCTGATAGAAAACTGGACTCCACCTGATGGTTGGTGCAATGGGAATGATCGAGATTGGCACGAAAAAATGAAGGGCTACATCTGCGATTTCTTACGTAAATGCAACGGATTCAGGGTGATGTGACATGAACAAGATTGACTATCAGGCACTGCGTGAAGCGGCAGAGAAAGCAACGTGGGGAGACTGGGACTCATATAAACCACACCGTGGCGCACGTGGTTATGAGGTCCGACTAAGTAGTCAGGCCATTGCGCAACACGTTCTGAAAAACAACGCTGAATTTATTGCTGCCTTTAATCCAAAGATTTCTTTGGCACTGCTGGATGAACGGGAAAGAAACAAGCAATACATCAAACGCCGTGACCAGGAGAACGAGGATATTGCGCTAACGGTAGGGAAACTGCGTGTTGAGCTTGAGGAAGCAAAATCAAAACTCAACGAGCAACGCGAGTATTACGAGGGAGTAATCGCGGATGGAAGTAAGCGCATAGCAGAACTGGAGGAGCGGGAAATACTGCTCCCGGAACGTAGCAGCATGCTTCATCGAACAGATTTTCACGATGATTACCAAACGGTAATGGCATACAAAGTTTCTGAAGTCATCGATGCAATCCGCGCTACTGGCATTCGCATCAAAGGAGAGTGATATGGCGTTAACACACCGCGAACTCTGTCAGATTGCGTACAAATTCCTTAAGCGCAACGGGTTCAAGGTTTGTTTTCATGACCGCTTTATAGCTGTAACCAGTACCGGAGAACAGCCAGATGCTATGGGATTCAGAAATTCAGCATCATGCCTGATAGAGGCGAAATGTTCTCGTGCTGACTTGTTGGCAGATAGAAAAAAGCGTTTTCGTAAAAATCCGTCTCTTGGAATGGGCGACTGGCGATTCTTTATTAGTGAGCCGGGAATTATTTCAATTGAGGATTTACCACCTGGCTGGGGATTACTTCACGTTGTTAACGGAAGAGTACGGAAAGTACATGGGTGGCCCAAGGGTAATTGCTGTTGGGGTAATCCTGACGATAAGCCATTTACTGGAAATAAGCAGGTTGAATGCGATTACATGTTATCTGCATTAAGGCGCATGGAGTTGAGAGGGCACCTTAATGAAATATATGACGGTGTAATTGTTAATAAGAAAGAAGGAAACGCGGCATGAATTCTATTACCAAAGAACGTATCGAATTATTCATTAAAAATCCGCTTGGAAACGGGCTTACCCGTGGCGAACAAATGGAACTGGCACGAATTGCACTGGCATCACTGGCAGCAGTATCGGATGAACGAGCAGCCTATGAATTATTTATGGAGAAGCGTTTCGGGGAATCTGTAGATCGCCGCAGGGCGAAAAATGGCGATAGAGAATACATGGCATGGGATATGGCGCTTGGCTGGATTATCTGGTGTCACCGCGCCGCCATGCTTCAGGGAGGCCAACCTGTAAGCCAAACTTACAAGTTTCCAGTTAATACACCTTGCCAGGATGCGCCAGCCCATATCTGGCTGCAAACAGCTGGAGTATGGCCAGAAGATGGCGAGTTAAGCGAATTAACGTGGTGCAGCCACAATCAGCACCATGATGACACGCTATATGTTCGAGCTGACTTGGTAAATGGCAATTCTCAGGTAACTCCGGATGGTTGGATAAGCTGTAGTGAGCGAATGCCCGCTCAAGATGATTGGATTTTAATTTATTCAAAGCACGGTGAGTATATGGCAGGACAGGTGCAAGGGGAATACGTGGAGTTGAGCGACGGCACTTTATCCTGGTTAGGGAACGCCTTGTTCTGGATGCCGCTACCAGAACCGCCGCAGGAGGTTAACCGTGGCTAACCTGCAACTTGCCGTCAAAGGTGAATACTTCGATGCCATGATTCGCGGAGAGAAAACGGAAGAGTATCGCCTGTGTAATGACTACTGGAATAAGCGAATTATGTTCCGGGAGTATGACCGCCTGATTATCACAAAGGGATATCCGAAGCGCGACGATTCCAGCCGCAGAATTGATATTCCGTATGACGGATATGAAATCAAGACAATCACACATCCGCACTTCGGTGATAAACTGGTAAAGGTGTTCGCGATAAAGGTGAATATCAGCAATGAATAACAATCCTCGCACTCGCGGGGATTTCTTTTATCTGAACTCGCTACGGCGAGTTTTGTTTTATGGAGATGATAAATGCACTTCCGAGTCACAGGTGAATGGAATGGAGAACCATTCGACAGGGTTATCGAAGCAGAGGACATCAACGACTGCTATAACCACTGGATGATATGGGCGCAGATAGCACATGCAGACGTAACCAATATTCGAATTGAAGAACTGAAAGAACACCAAACCGCCTGATGGCGGTTTTTTATTACCTGATTTGCAGGTTCGATTCCCTATTCGGAGATAGCACTCATGCAACACGAACTACAGCCTGATTCACTGGTTGATTTGAAATTCATCATGGCCGATACTGGCTTCGGTAAAACCTTCATCTATGACCGGATTAAGTCCGGCGACCTGCCAAAAGCCAAAGTTATCCACGGGCGAGCAAGATGGTTATATCGTGACCATTGTGAATTCAAAAATAAGCTCTTAAGCCGCGCCAATGGGTAAAATAGCGGGTAAAATATTTTTCACATCTAAAAAACACCATTCCAATCAATCCCCTGCCGCCTCAAGTAGATGTCTGCAGGGGACACCATTTATCCTTCCAACGAAATCTACCTTCCCCGCGTAAAAGTTGGGTTTGGCAGCACACTTGCCCTAAATCTACTCATTTTCCCTGCAACAGGTTGAAATCTCAGCACTGTGCGGCGATGACTAAACAGCCCCGGGCCTGGCAATGTAATCATCACACAGAATCCTGATCGCGAAATCTGGCTTGACTCGATACTTCACTCCGCAATGCATTCCTTGATGGATTAGCAGGCCCGTGATACACGGGACAGGTCGCTGAATTACGACAATATCCTGGAAATCAGCGAACCGCGTATCCTGAGTACATTTGAGCGACTGTTCCAGAACATGAATGAGGCGTTTGGATTAGGCGATTATTAGCCGCGCTAAGCATTTTGGTATTATTATTTTCCGGTTGAGGGATATAGAGCTATCGACAACAACCGGAATGAGTTTACGTCTATATTGCAGAAGGTACAGGCGTTTCCATCACCATTTGCTCACGTTTTTTACTCAGGAAGAAAATGCCAAATAACAACATCAGGCAGACAATACCCGAAATTACGAAGAAAACCGTCTGGTAACCTGCATGGTCAAAGAGTATTCCAGTCGGCGTTGAAAGCAACACAATCCCCAACGAACTGGCAATTTGAAAACCAATCAGAAAGATCGTCGACGACAGGCGCTTATCAAAGTTTGCCACGCTGTATTTGAAGACGGAAATGACACACAGTGGAACCTCAATGGCATGTAACAGCTTCACTAATGAAATAATCCAGGGATTAACGAACAGTGCGCAGGAAAGAATACGCAACGCCATAATCACAACACCGATAAGTAATGCATTTTTTGGCCCTACCCGATTAACAAAGAAAGGAATAATGGCCATGCACAGCGCTTCGAGTACAACCTGGAATGAGTTGAGATAACCATACAGGCGCGTTCCTACATCGTGTGATTCGAATAAACCTGCATAAAAAACAGGAAAGAGCTGTTGATCAAAAATGTTATAGAAAGACCACGTCCCCACAATAAATATGACGAAAATCCAGAAGTTTCGATCCTTGAAAACTGCAATAAAATCCTCTTTTTTTACCCCTCCCGCATCTGCCGCTACGCACTGCTGATCCTGATATTTAAAACGCATGTTGATCATCATAAATACAGCGCCAAATAGCGAAACCAACCAGAAGTTGATATGGGGACTGATACTGAAAAATATGCCAGCAAAGAACGCGCCAATCGCATAGCCAAAAGATCCCCAGGCGCGCGCTGTTCCATATTCGAAATGAAAATTTCGTGCCATTTTTTCGGTGAAGCTATCAAGCAGACCGCAGCCCGCCAGATACCCCAAGCCAAAAAAGAGCGCCCCCAAAATTAGACCTACAGAAAAATTGCTTTGCAGTAACGGTTCATAAACGTAAATCATAAACGGTCCGGTCAAGACCAGGATGAAACTCATACACCAGATAAGCGGTTTCTTCAGACCGAGTTTATCCTGGACGATGCCGTAGACCATCATAAATAGAATGCTGGTAAACTGGTTGACCGAATAAAGTGTACCTAATTCCGTCCCAGTCAACCCTAGATGTCCTTTCAGCCAAATAGCGTATAACGACCACCACAGCGACCAGGAAATAAAAAAGAGAAATGAGTAACTGGATGCAAAACGATAGTACACATTTCTGAATGGTATATTCAGTGCCAT